CGGTTGGGGTGGAGAGGACTTATTTGAAGTATCCTACAAACATGCTGAGATACTAGAACAGTTCGGGGGTAAAAATGCGTAGACGATACACATTTCAATGCCTAGTGGACGTCAACTTAGATGATGATGTACAATTTCAGCACTTTGTTGAAGAGATACAAGATTATCTAAGTAACAACTACAATAGAGAACCTAGAGTCATTGAGTGGCAATGTGAACCAGAACAATTAGTGTCACATACTCATGTTCGCAGAGATATGGACACATTATAATGGGTATTATGACATCAACTAAAGAATTACGTCAGTACACCATTACTGCGACTAAAACATTCACTTACTACAAGACTGTACACGCTACAGATATTGTAGATGCACATGTCAAGGCACATGAACCAGTAGAGGACATGTTAGATGACTGGACATGTCATTGGGATTATGACTATGATGAACCAACAAAAGATAATGGTCTCATGGTAGTCACTCACATTGAAGATGAGGGGGTTGCATGATTCAACAAGATTTCAACAGAGGATACCAACCCGAAGGAGTGAAGTATCATTACCCTGATGATGACCCATATCAGGAGAGCAATGAAATCTATTATAACATGGTAGATTTCTTAGATGACTCAGAAGTACATCAAATCTGGGAAATTGTCGGCAAGGCAATGGACAGAAATAATATTGTCACAACTGACAATGAAAGTCTATCAGTTCGGGTGTATGATGAAATCAATGACGAGGACTAACTCATGGACATCAAAGACTTTGACATCTACCCACTACTGTCATTCAGACAGCGTGAACAACTAACAGACTTATTTTGTGAGGTTGTTGCTGAACATGGGTATGACCTTGATACATTTGACTGGAACATCATAGGAACAGGAGCAAAGAAACATGAGTAGTCAAAGAACTATCACACTCTTAGATGAGTGTCATGGTATTGTTGACGAGCGTGACAATGCTATGACTCATGACTTAGTTGAGTGTATGTTTCATTTGTTAGACATACATCAATTAGAACAATTACAAGACATCATTACAAATCAATTTGCTAATGAATATTATGATAGTATAATCAAATGAAAACTATTACCTACACAAATGATGAACTACACGCTTTTAGTGAGCATGTAACATGGTGCATCTATGAACAAGATCAACCAGTAGATGATAACTTAGAAAGTTTCATTCACAAAACATTATATGATAATCAAACAAAAACTGTTGATATCAATTATAATGAGTGTGTTGACACATTATTGGACAGTATGAACAATGCTTGATTTATCACATTTTACTAGAGATCAATTACTTGCTTTGATGAACACCGTAGATTTCGCTATGGATAATGATGCAAGTTATGAAGAGTATACCATTATAAAAAGTGGCACAAGTGATCTACAAAGTATAAGAGATATATTATACAATAAGATCATACAACAACAGGGATAAAACCTATGTCACATTTCAACTCATCATTCGGCAACTCATCAAAACAGGTTGGTTCGTTTACTGACGTTATAGGTAGAGAATATACTATACTTCGTGAGCGTGTCAATGGTTACGTCCAATTCAACGTCAACGGTATGATCTTTGACAATTTCCAAGAGGTTCGTGAATACAGAGAAGAACTACAGTCTCATGGAGTTCGTGTATCGTGAAACAGAACTTATACTTGAAACTATTACGCAGACCGCCATTTTTCAAGATAGTGACTATTAGAGAAGAATTATCTAAGGTCACTCAAGAGAACTGGCGAGACATCAAACTAGACATTGACAACTATTTCAGAACATCATCATGACTTGCAATTTACCCCCTAACGCTTCCAAGACTGAGATCACAACAGATATGGTAGAGCAATTTGTTGAGATACAACTGGATAACGCAGACACTCAATTCTTATATGAACTTGCTAAAGATCATTTACTGCAAGCATATGAGACGCTAACGTATGAAGAGGTAAAAGAAAGAATAATCTCATTATACGATAAGGAACTTTGGTTAGAGTTGTTAGATAATGCAACTTTTACCTACAATAGCAAAAACATACCAGAAAGATATTGAGTGTACCAGTAATAATATTGTCACATTATCCATTGCAAGTGTTGATAGTGTTGATTATCATGTGTCTATACACATCAATTTATTATTATGCAAATCACATTAGATGAGCGTTATTCACAATACTTAGAGTGGTGCGGTTGCCCTCGTCCTAAGTATACTGCAAGATTTTGTGATGACCTACTAGGTTATTTCGATACTCAACAGGAAGCAATTACAATGTGTTTAGAACACCGCAGAGATTCACTAATTGACATGGGGTTATTATGAATTTCATAGTAACTGATGTTGAATATGATTTCAATGATTCACTAAGTGAGATATATTCTATCTCAAAAGATGAGCAAGATCAAATAGTTGCTGATACCTTAGGATTATGGTCAGCAACTGATGAGGACGATTTGATAGAGGAAATCACTTGTGCTAGTGGTTGGTGCATCAAATCTATTGACTATGATATACAACTCAAGGGTGTGCCAGTATGAATACTGTCTACTTTGACTTGTATTTCAAATCAGATCAATTATTATACTAAAAGATCAAACAATTATTCTTATGAACTCAGGGTATCAAACCACATCAAACACCGATCTAAACAATGAGTTATCAAACTTTATTGATTATGTCGATTCATTCTATGGTCAGAATGACCCTGTTTATCCTATGAAATCTATTGTAGGCGATCTACCACTTGATAAGAGTGCTATTCTTGATGCCACTTATGAATACCTCTCAACTATCTCTAAGAGAAACTCTGACACCTATACTTGGGGTGGTGGGGATTCACTTGATAGAGAAAGGGTTAGAGATATTCTATTGAATAGTGGATACTTTCTTACACACTTACAACATAAGGAGTTTTAGACATGAGCATTGCAGAAATCCAAAAAATCAACATGTTCGATAAGTATGTTATGCGAGGTGGTTCAGATACACTAGACAGCATACAAGAACTATGTTTAGAAGTTATGACTATGTGTGGTATGGACATACCAACAGATAGTGATATGTTCAATGATATAGTAACTGACGTGATAAAGAAATCAATCCCTTACAATAGGTCAGCATCATGAGAACATTTTTATATAAAGACTATCTCAATGACAATTATGGTAAGTTTTTACCTATTCAGACTATTGAGAGTGAGTATTTTGGACGTCACTTCTTTATTGACATTGCCTTTGAGTTCATTACAGCACCCTCTTATAAGGACGGTGGGTATGATGAGCAAGGATTTCAATACGTCAGCGAAATGGTACAAGAGAATGGACTAGACGGTATTGATCTAGCAAAACTATTTGACATCTATCGTGACCTAACATGGCAAGAAAATCATGATAGCAATGAAAAACATAGTAGTGACTTCGCTTCATATGTTGATGACGTTGAAAAGGGAAGAATAGAATACCTATGACAGTTATATTACTGTCACAAGAGTATTCAATTCCTATTCAATAGGCATTACAATACTAAAAGATACAACAATTATTATGAACCCAAATCAACCAACATTCTTATTCACATGTGAGACACCCAATAAGGACGTGGGTGGAGACGTGTATTCTAGTGATCTTGATAAGATAGAGGATTACTGCATAGAAATGGGTATTGAGCATGGTTACAGTATTGTGAGAAACAATGTAACTGGCGAAATCGTATTTGAGCATGGCGATCAAATGATGCAACAAATAGAGGACGGTATCATATAATGGCATATTGTGAATCATGTGGCAACTATGATGACTCATATCAACGTGAGAGTGAGTCATCTAAGGACACTCAAGACTATCAACCTGACTTATATTATTACTGGCAATATCCCTTAGAAGAGGACTATCTAATGCCCAATAACTATGAGTGCATGTGTGAAATATGTTTTGATATAGCAAATGAAGAGGGCAAAATTCAATGGAGGACGTGTGCCAGTTGAGATAGTGTCACATTCGTCTATTGACTTATTCGTCCATTCGTTTATTATATTACTATAACAAACATTATTTTCAATGAGTAATCTAAACAATGATCTCTTACTTGAATCACTCTATGAGCAAGTAATCGAAGAGAATCCAAATTTATCTGAATCAGAACAGATAGAACTTACAAAAACTTTATTCGAGGACATGATACAATGATCTATGAACCAAAAACTGAGACTGTCAAGTTTTATAATGCAATGGCAATGTATTTTGATGACAGCATCACATTTGAAGAATTTACAACTATCGTGGAGGATTTGAGAAATGAGGACAAGTAAGGAAACAAGAGTGATTCTATCCCCTAAGGATAGAGCATATCTCAGAATAGAAACAAGTTATCGTGATCTCGCATATATCTACTTCACTATGATAGAGCAAGATTTTCGTGTATTGAACAAACCAATGTGACAGTTATAATAGTGTCTACTGCTCTCACATTTAGTCAGACTATTCGATTATTATGATACCATAAGCAATTCATTTTATTATTATGCAATTTCAAATCGGAGACTATGTCAAGACTACTGAAGAGTTCAATAACTCACAATGTGTCACATGTGTAGGTAAGGTTATTGGTATAGGGGATAACTATGCTATCGTAAGAAATTATGATAGTACTTGTGAAGAATTAGACTTTATGAGTTTATTTCAATCTGACTTGCAATTAGTGAGAGATCTTATCTAAATCTCTCATTTATCCTAATTAGAGAGGCGAAAGCGTGTATCAAATTATACATTACTTCGTCTATGCGTGTATGTGTACATGTGTGTGACAGTAATAATACCGTCCACTACTACCACATTTCCCCACTAATTGGACTAATATAGTATCAAATCAAATTTTCTTATTATTATGACTCTTTCAATTACTAAACGTGAGGTACAGTCTCAAGTAAAGTATAATCTCAAAGTTGAATCAATGAGACGTAAGAACATAGGACAAAAACCTATGAGTAAATTAGATAAGGTTTTTTATTGGTCAGA